CAGGAGTACCAATATATTTACTCATTATGTTTGCTCCAATGCACTCACTATTACATCAGCACTACTTGCTGTATTAGATGTTACCTTTACAGTATCTGTTGTTTCAGCAATTATCTTACCGTCTAAAACAGATATTGCAGAGTTTGCAGGTACAGGTACATCTTTCACAACGTGTGTGTCTGCGACTTTTACAGTGACTCTTATTTGACCGCTTGTCACGTTTGCGATATTACAACCAATTATAACAGAGGTTGTACTTGAAGGTACGGTGTAGATTGTTACTTCTGAAGTACCTACAGCCGAACTACTTACATAATTTTTAAATGTGTTTGCCATTTTATTCTATCCTAAAGCTATTGCAAATGCAAGTGCGGAACCATCTGCTGCTGTTGTTGTTGTTCCAGTTGCAGCATCTACGTATGCAGTTGTTGCTAATTTTGTACTATCATCAGCAGGACTTTGTGTTACACCTGTTGTAGCAGATGTTATAGTACCATCTAATGCGCCACTAAAAGTAGTTGCAGCTATTGCCCCTGTTAAAGTTGCGCCTGTAGCACTTGTTACTAATACATCCGAATTGTTATACTTTAATTTAACAATACCAGTGCCATTCGGATTTATGTCAATGTTACCATTGGTATCTGTAGATGTGATAGCGTTACCATTAATGTTAACATTATCTACATCAAGATCAGTATTAATTACAACAGTACCTGTACCATTCGGTGATAGGTTTATGTCACCATTAGTATTTGTAGAAGATACTGTATTAGCATCTATATTAAAATTACCTACACTAATATCTCCAGTTACATCAACACCGTCTGCTGTTGTTTCTATTTTCTTTACATTGTTATGGTATAGGTTAACTGCACCGTTAACATCCATATCCATATATTTTTCAGTACCAGTATTACTTTGTACTGTTATACCATCACCCTGTATGGTTAGTTCACCTGTAGTATTTACAATACTGGTGTTTGTTCCATTGTGTGTGATTGTAAGATCATCACCTGTACCCACAACAATACTAGCATTGTCTGCAAAGTCTAATGCATTAGCACTTTCATCCCATGTCATATCATAGGATGCGCCTTTAAATACTACATCACCATCTGCTTTGATACGTACACGTTCTGTGGCTGCTGCACTTGTATTTGTTTTAAACACAAGGGCAGTAGAGTTGTCTGTAGCACCAAAGTTAGCTTCTGCTGCAGCTTCAATCTCTGCACCTACAAGTCTAGCATCTGACCCACTATCTTCTAGTGGAGCATTAAAACTAATCTTACCAATTGTATTACCGTTGTCTACAGATATGTCTGATGTTTGTAATGATAGTTGAAAACCAGTAGCTGCTGTTGCACCTAGTCCTGTATCAGCTACGTGTGTAAGTTTAATGTCATCATCTGCACCAAACGTAAGCACAGAACTATCACTCTGTAGTCTTACATCATCTGTCATAATCACTTCAGGTGATGTAAACTTAACCGTTGTATCTGCTGCAACGTCTAGCTGTCCATCTGCACTAGAGTTAATAGACAGGTCTGCATCACGAAACTGTAATGCATTGTTTGTAGCAACAGACATGTCTCCACTAAAACTATCTATATAAGCAACACCATCAATATACAAATCTTTAAACTGTAATGATGTAGTACCTAAATCTAACCCTGCATTTGTGCTAGGATTAATAGATGTAGATGTTGCTACTAGCTGTTGAGCAGGGCCAATAACTGTAACAGCACCACCTTCAGCAGCAGTACCATCGTGAGTGTGACCACTAGAAGAATTAAATGCAGATTCAATTGCGTCATATTCACCGTCAAAGTCTGCAGCGTTGATAACGTTACCGTCAGCAATGTTGTTCGCTGTATCGTTCCGTGTGTAACCTGTACCCATATTATTTTACCTTCGTGTGTTGGTTGTGTACTCTAATGTAATAGCGTCTAGTGAAAATGGGGGGTCTACGCTATCTGATGTGTATTGTAGAGATACGACAAAAGCTGATCCAATTATTTGTGTTTCAAACAGTGTCTTTAGTTTGGAGCTATACACCGCTGTTGATCCAAATGTAGCTGCACCCATAAATGCAACTGTACCTGTATTATTATTAAAGTCAATTTGTGTAGGCTGAACACTATTCTTTTGGTCAAAGTCTAGTTTTAAACTTACATCAAACGAAACACTACCTTGCGGATCAGTATACAAAAACATCTTGTAGAATGTCTTACGTATTCTTGGATCATTAATTGGCATATACGGTGTAGCAAAAGTAGTTTGGATATTACTTCCATCAAAGCTATTACCCTCTTCCATTTGATATAGGTATCCATCATCATTTGCAAATACAATTGTTTCTGAATTTTGAAAGAACCTACTGTCTGCTACGTGTGCTCTTATCCCTCGTATATCTGCCCATGACATTCCTTCGCCACCTTGACCTGCCATCTGTGTACCCAGTATACCTTGAGCGTTTGCTTGTCCTATATTATTATTGTAACCTAGTATTCTATACTGTGACTTATTACGTATAACCACACTTGTAAAAGATGTATTGGCTGTAATAAAGTCTGTTACTTCTTTCTGTATTGTTTTAGATACAACACCTAATCCAAAATCACCTAGTCTGTCTGTAGCACTTAGAAGTCTTAGGCCATCTGGACCAAGGAACATTACATCACCACCGACTTCTTGTATTGTATCTTTATCTACACAACCTATGTCTGTGGTTACTGGCTGTAATTGAAAGTCTCCAATTGTATTACCATTAAGTTGGAAGATAGATGATTCAGTAAATATAATTAACTGTTGTCTAAATACTATGATACCTGTGATTGATGTTCCTACGGAAATTGTACCAGAACCATTGGCGGCTGTAAAGTCTGTATCTGTAAAAGGTGCAGTAAAAGTTAAAATATTTCCCTTACCAAAAAACAATTGACTCTTAAAACTTACTACAAACTCTGCTCCTGTTACATCTGTAGGTGCATCATTTAATGCTGTAAACTGAGAACCGTTATATAATGCAGGAACGTTGATCCCATCAACTATTGCAATTTTTTCTGATCCAGTATAGTTATACCTAGAAAATCTAGTTTTACCACCATTTTCTCGTGATGTACTTAAAAAAGTTAATACTGCGTCATCTGCAGGTGAACTAGCTAAAGCAGGATCAATTGCTACTGCAGCTTCACCTGCATCGTTAACTGTTGGTGTTGCAGTCACAGTATATATCTTATCTATACCTGCAATCTTAAACACATCACCTATTTGTGGTGTAGAGGTTAACCCATCAACATTTAAAGTAGTACCAGTTTGTGACCCTGCATTTACAAGAGCCGTACCATACGTAGGTACATTTACAAGTGAGTATCCAGTACCCGATGATTTAATTAAACTTTCATTCTTAGCCACAATAACTGAGTCAAGAAATACGCCACACCCTATTGCAAGATAATTTGTAGTTGTGCTTGTAAACTCTACGCTGTCTCCATTAGCAGGTGAAGCAGTAAGAGCAGGTGATATAGCTATTGCTGCTCTATTTTCATCATCATCAAATGTAACACTACCACCAATAGTATACTCTGTTTTAAAAGATAAAGCAGTATCATCTGTAAGTAGTAAAGATAAAGTATCAGCAGCACTACCTATTGTAACATTTGGTGATGAGAAAGCTTGTACTGTTGTGCCTCTTGGTATACCAGTACCAACAACTTCCATACCTGTTGTAATAGTTCCTACTACACCGTCTACTGCAAAGGTAGTAGTTTTAAAAGTAAACTGTAATGCTAAGTTATCTGCTACAGTTACATTGCTAGATAGTACTACAGTAAAGTTACCTGCTGCCCCTGCCGTAACACTTGATACCGTTATATTACTTCCAATACCTACGCCTGTTATAACTTGGCCTTTTGCAATAGTACCTGAAGCAACTGTGTCTACAATTATTGTGTTGGTAGCTGTTACTGCACCATTGACAAGTGCAGTTGGTCCGTTTGCAGAAGCAATTGTAGATGTACCGTTTATGTTTGCAGTAACATGTACTAGTTTAAACTTATCACCTGTTACTGGTGTTTGCCTAATATTTGCAATGTTTAAACTTGTACCAGTTTGTGATGCACCAGTTACAACAGGTATACCGTATGGTGGTATAATGTCTTGATCGTACTTGTCATATCCCAGTATTCTTTTGTATCCACCCTCAATAGATGGTTCAAAGTTTCGTAGTATCCTTGCAGAACCGGGCATTTGTAAACCCTGTTGCAATGGACTCATATTAGTTATAAGCCCACCGCTAAACTGTATGGGAAATGTTTCACGATTTGTAGGCATACGTTAAACTCTAAATGAACTGACTGATGTTGTATTCTGTGTTATTGCAGTAGACCTAAGATAATCGTAGCGGTTTACATATAGACTACGCATACTTTTTATTTCTTCCATAAACCTTTGCTGTACTACTTGTGATTCTTGAGTTTCTCCTCTAAACATATACGCAAAGTACATAGCACCATTTACAATAATGTATCGAAATTGTTCTGGTACTGTGGGAACATCTGTAGTGTTAATTAAATCAACAGGTAATCGGTAATACTCATATACATATTCGTATGCTTTATCAGGATTTTTTACAAAGCCAAACTCTTGGTTAGGTGCTCTAAAAACAAAATCAGGCAATCCTCTATTAGCAGATGTGTTATACTCTATGTCTACATGTTTATTTAAATATTCTTCATACGATAATATTGCAAGACGTTTTGTATCATTGCCCAATGTAGCATCACGTTTTATTCTAAAGCTATCAAAGTCTATTGTCTTTGCATCTGTAGGAAATGCATAACGCACTACTCCTGCAGTCATTGTTTCTTCTGCAGTTACGTGATTGTAAGGCCACTCATATTCATGTTGATTGATATAACGTATAGATGCATTCACTGCATCTTTAATCATACCATATTCACCAGTAGCTGTAGCAAAGTTAGTAGTTGTAAGTTCTACCTCGTTTAATCTACGGTTTACGTCATTGACAAGTCCAATATAATCATATGCCATATTAACGTTCCTTTAGTCTTAGTTTAATACTACGTTCTGCTGTACTTCCTGTATCATCTGTCATCTGACAAAAGAAAGTATACTCAACATTGTTTTGTCCACCAGAGATATTTATAGTTGCTACAGTATTAGTATTTGTTTGAGATACATTTTGAATACTATCTGTTACCGCACTACTAGAAGCGTTAGTTAAATTTTGTCCTGCATTTAATCTTGTCTTGGTATTATATAAAGATGATTTAACAAACCATATTACAGATGTAATAATTGCAGTATCTAAAAATCTTGACCAATCTACACTGTAGTCTAATGTTTCATCTGGGTCTTTACTAGGCCAACGAAAACTCATATATTAATCCTCATTTGCGTAAACAACACGATCTGCAGATGTAGGTTTTCTTTTTATAGAAACTAATCTGTTTTGTTGTTCTACTATTATAGTCCTATCACTAGAGGAAGTCAAGGTAGCAGGATCAATAAAAACTATCCTAGATTGACTTCTTACTAATACAGTTCTTTCAAATTGTGTACTAGGCATTATGCAACCCTTGGTAATATAACAGTTCTTCTTTTGTTATATCTCTGTTTAACTGCTTCGTAATCAAACTGTATAGATGTTACATTTCCTACTGGTAAATTTACTAAGGCAGAAGAAGATACACTTGCTAGTTTTTCAGTAACAATTACACCAATACTACCTAGTGATATTGTTGCAGCTACACTTTG